TCTCTAAGGTTTTGGCTTACAAAGAGCTATGTAGAGATGCTACTAATTATGAAGATCTCATTAAGTCGTACCGAGAAAAAATCCAGCTACGAGAAGAGGTAAAAGCTAAGAATAAGTTAGATTATGAGGTTATGAGGTTTTGGGAGAAGGCTTTTTCCCAACAAGGAATAATTAAATTCATCATAAAAAACATCTTGGACTACCTTAACAATAAAGTAAACTATTATCTGTCGTTTTTAACAAACTCTAAGTATAGTTTATTTTTTGATGAAGAATTAAATGAAAAAGTAATTACCAATGGTCACGACATTCAGTATATATCTTTGTCTGGTGGGGAAAAGAGGAAGGTAAACCTAGCGGTTACCATGGCTTTGAAAGATTTGTTGTTGTTGACCGATAGAAACCAGTCTAATATTCTTTTCCTAGACGAGATTGCGGAGAACTTAGACGAAGAAGGCATCCAAGGTCTTTACAGTTTGCTGCAAGAAATTAAGAAAGATAAATTAGTTTTTATCATTACCCATAACAAATATCTGAAAACGCTGCTGCACTCCGCACCTCGTTTGTCTATAATTAAATCTAAAGGAGTATCAAGGATAACAAAATGGCATTAGCGAATTTAAGCGAACTAGGACAGGAGATTTTTGAGACACGGTACGCTTATCCTGGTGAAACTAAATGGTCTGAACGGTCTAGGACTATTGCTAAGGTAGTAGCGTCGGCAGAGTCTGACGAGGAGAAGGAGAAAATTGAAAAAGCATTCTATGAAGTGGTCGGCTCTGGAGACTTTATCCCAGGGGGTAGAATCATTTTTGGTGCTGGTAGGAACCGGGGGAATCATAATTTACTTAATTGTTATGTTATTGTTCCAGAGGATTCGGTTGATTCTATCGGTAAGACAGTACAGGACATGTATAGAATATCTTGTGCTGGGGGCGGTGTGGGTTTTAATGTTTCAAAGATTCGACCCAAAGGAGATCATATTGGCAGCGTCCTTAATTCTGCCCCCGGCTCTGTATCTGTACTTAAGATGATCAATGAGGTAGGGGAGCACGTTAGAGCAGGAAAGAACCGTAGAACCGCGCTTATGGGTATATTGAATGTTACTCATCCAGACCTCCTAGACTTCCTGCACGTTAAATTAGATAAAGGTGAGCTTAATAACTTTAATATATCTGTAGCGATTACTGATCGTTTCTTAGAGGCTATTGAGTTGGATGAGGATTGGTATTTCACATTCAACAATAAGGAGTACCACTCCTACCATTTGATTCGTAATGGGGAGTATGATATTAATGTTATTGCCCAGGATGAGGAAGATGCTTTAGCCCGTGCCGAGAACTTTCATAAAAAAAATTGGGAAGATTCATTTACTTGTGTAGGTCGTAAAGATATTAAGGCTAAAGAGTTATGGGATATCATCTGGAAAAACTCTGTAGAATCTGGAGATCCTGGCATTTATAACATAGACTTAGCTAATAGATATACTAATGTATCGTATTTCGAAAGCTTGGACTCGACTAATCCGTGCGGTGAAATCTCGCTACCATCCTATGGAAATTGTTGCCTTGGCAATATTAATCTCAGTAACATGGTATGCGATGATGTGGTTGATGTGGATTGGAAGAGATTGGCTAGAACTGTCCGTCTTGGGATAAGATTTCTAGATAACGTCCTCACAGTGAATAAGTTTCCTACCGACACTTGTAAGAGAGTCGGAGAGAGATCTCGTAGAATTGGTTTGGGTGTAACGGGTCTACACTATATGCTTATTAAACTGGGAATAGAGTATGGGAGTGAAAAGTGCCTTGAGTTTTTAGACAGACTCTTCACCACCATTCGAGATGAAGCGTATAAGCAATCCATTTATCTCGCCAGGGACAAGAGCCCCTTCCCAGAGTTTGATTACAAAAGATATTTAAATGAAGAATTTGCAAAGACGCTCCCCGCTAGAATTAGAATGCTTATCAAAAGACACGGTATCAGAAATGCTGTCTTACTCACTATTCCCCCTTGTGGCACTATTAGTATGCTACATGGTGTTAGCAGTGGTATTGAGCCCATCTTCTCAGCCATGTATAATCGAAGATACCGACACACAAACATCTGGAAGGAGCAGTTAGTTGTTGACCCCTTATTCCAAGAATGGTATAAAGAAGGAAAACCGTTGGATAATTTCGTCGGAGCATATGATGTGGCCCCCGAGGACCACATTCGGGTCCAAGCGACTATCCAAAAGTACATGGATTCCTGTATCTCCAAAACCATCAACATCCCCTCAACTTCTACCGCTGAAGAGTTTTCTCAAGCAGCGTTGGACTATGCTCCGTACCTCAAAGGTCTTACAGTTTATCGCGCAGGGTCTAAAGGGAATGAACCGCTAGAAGCAATTCCTCTTACACAAACCAACGTGGATAAGTACATGAAGGGAGAAGACAAGTCTTCGTCTGTGCAAACAGGAGAAGCTTGTGCCTTAGCAGGAGGGGAGTGTGGTGCCTAAAGGAAATCAGTTTAGTGGTGGTCCTCCTCGTAAACCCTTTAAAAGAAGAAAAGATGAGGTAACCAGGGAAACAATAGCCCTAGCCCTTCTATACGCAGCCCTAATGTTTCTAGGTTTGTACGGATTAATTAGCTGGATGGGATAATGACATTTGTAATTCAAGAAGCTTGTGTTGGGGTAAAAGATACAGCCTGTGTAGATGTGTGTCCTGTTGATTGTATCTATGAAACAGAACCTAAAGAGGAGACTTCCAACCTTCCCATGTTCATCCACCCAGACGAGTGCATTGATTGCTATGCCTGTGAACCTGCGTGTCCCGTGGACGCTATTAGGGCAGTCGATGAAGCAGAGGATAGGTGGACACAATTAAATGCCTTGTTAGCGGAGGAGCATGATGAGTTATAGTGCTAGAGTATTAGATCATTATCAAAGTCCTAGAAATGTAGGGTCTTTAGATAAAAAGGATAGGTCAGTAGGTACTGGAGTGGTAGGAGCCCCTGAGTGTGGGGACGTAATGAAACTACAGATCAAAGTAGAAGGAGATAGGATTGTAGATGCTAAATTTAAAACTTTTGGGTGTGGTTCGGCTATTGCGTCGAGTAGTCTCGCTACTGAATGGATTAAGGGTAAAACTCTGGACGAAGCTGGGCGTATAACTAATTCAGATATAGTAACGGAGCTTAGTCTGCCTCCTGTTAAGATTCATTGCTCAGTTTTGGCCGAGGATGCTATTAAGAGCGCAATTAAGGATTACCTATCAAAATGATTATGCTGAGTGATAGAGCCGCTACTGAAATGGAGCGTATAGTTAGAGAGCAGGACTTGGGTAAAGTATTTCTGCGTGTAGGGGTGAAAGGGGGAGGCTGCTCTGGATTCTCCTACACTTTAGGATTTGATGATAACAAGAATGAGATAGATCAAATCTCTATAAAAGAGTGGCATCCAGAAGATATTGAAGTGGTATGTGATCCTAAGAGTTTCCTTTATCTTAATAATACTATTGTTGATTTTGAGGATGGTTTAATGAGTAGAGGGTTTACATTTGTTAATCCAAATGCCAAGAAGACCTGTGGATGTGGAGAATCCTTTAGTGCATAATGGCTAGATACGATTATTTATGTAAAGAGTGCGAGATAGTGTGGGAGATTGAATGCCCTATAGCTGAGATGAAGAAAGAAGTACCGTGCCCTAAGTGTGAGGAGTTGAGAAAAAGATACTATGGAGATCAACAACTCAACATTAATTTTGACCGAGAAGACTGCGATTTTCACACAACTAAGGCTAGTAGAAGGCATATCAACAAGCAAGATTTCCATGAATGGAACAAGAATGAATCCGCAGCGTCCCGAAAGAGGCAGTCAGAAGGGTGGAGACATTACTCTAGGATGGACATAAACCCCCAGTATTGGATAGATCAGGGTATGGCCCGTCAAAATACTTCAAAAGAACACACAGAAGCTCACGAAAAAGGTAAGAAATTAGCGGATCATATCTATAATAAGTCTGGGATTGATCGAAGTAAACACCGATTTGACCCAGCGAACATGAACAATACCGACAGCCTAGACAAATTTAAAGACAGATAACTGATATGGCTTACAGCTTTTCCGAGAGTATCCAGAGAGGAATACTCTACCTGTTGAAATCTAATAAGGATTTCTATGCTCAAATTGTTAACCTCATTCAACCTGAGTATTTTGAGTACCCTGCACACGCTAACATCTACATTGCTGTTAAGAAGCATTATAACAAGTATCATAAGCTTCCAACAGATGCGTTCATTATACAGGATGTTAAGAACCTAAAGCAGCAGAAGGAGTTGTTGAGTGATTATGAGGATGAGCTTGTTCGCGTTAATAATCTCGATACCTCGTCTTTTAATAATCCTGATTACTACCTAGACCTAATTGAAACCTTCGCCAAGCAAGAGGCTATGAAGTTAGCTATTCTTGATTGTGTTGAGTTAGTAAAGGAGGGTAGAGTGGAGGAGACTGAGAATGTTGTTCGGAAGGCTCTCACCGTAAGTAGGGATGTTAATATTGGACAAGATTATTTTACAGATGTGCTAACCAGATGGAAGCGTGTCCTCGATGTAAATAATAAGACCAAGTATAGGACCTTTATTCCCAACCTTAATAGCGTTCTAGAGGGAGGGTTAGGCAGTAAGGAGTTAGCAATGGTTGTGGCTCCTCCAGGGGTAGGTAAGTCTCTTTTCCTAGTAAACCAAGCAGTTGAATCTCTGATGGAAGGAAGGCAGGTTTTGTATGTGTCTCTGGAAATGTCAGAAGACAAGATCGCTCAGAGGTTTGATTCGATTATGACCCTTCTTCCTCAAGGAGTGTTAGCTTCTCAGCCTAAGGCTATTAAAGAACGGTTGGATATATTCGCTAAAGAATTTCCGAAAGGGAAGCTCATTATTAAAGAATTCCCTACTGGACAGGTTACCATTAATGCTGTCCAGTCTTTGTTGGTCCAACTTAAAAACTATGAAGATTTTGAACCTGATGTTTTGATTATTGATTATCTAGAACTTCTTAGGCCCACTAGAGAAGGAATGCAGGAGTACCAAGCACAACAAAGGATTGCAGAAGAGTTGAGAGGCTTAGGTGTTCAGCATAATCTCCTTGTTTGGACTGCTACGCAAACCAATAGGCAGGGCCGTCTTGTTAAGCTTATTACTGATGCGGAGTTAGGTGATTCGTATGGTAAGATTAGGACTTGCGATTTTGCTGTTTCACTAAATCAGACTGAAGAAGAGTTCGATGAAGGGTCCATGCGTTTGTATGTTATGAAGTCTAGAAACAGTAGGCAAAGATTTATAGTTCCGATGTCTATTGATTATAACATCTTAAGAATGAAGGAGGATGGCGCATGACTGCGCTTGATATTAGGGGGCACATGAAGGAACTGAGTATTAACTTCTTTCATGGGGGTTGGCGATCCTTTAAATTCTCTTTCGATAAAGACTTATATGAGGAGGATGTAAAGTGTTGGGGTAAAACAGATTTCGACCAAGGCATTATACACCTAGAGGATTCTATGAAGGGGGATCTATTGCGAGAAACAATTCTTCATGAAATAACTCATATTTTGTTAGAAACTGTGGGGTATGGGGACTATGATGATATTGATGAAGCGGTTCCCCTCCACAACGAGAGGCTGACCGTTTTAGTATCACGGGCTTTTCTACAAGCTATGAACTTAAACCAAGAACTTTTTACCACATTATTAAGCTATGAATAACTTTGAGGAACTTTTAGAGGACGGCATCTTTGAGTGGAAGAATTTCCCCTCTATTGCTAGAGCCTTGGTAGAGGTAGATAAAAATAACCTTTCAGGTGAGATGATGAATCTCCCGTCTCAGTATGCCTATTAT